CGTGCTAAAGCACAGTTATGTCAAGACCTAGCAATACTACAAGTACAAGATGAAGAGACAGAGAAGGAGGCAGGGATGAACCTTATGCGTATGGTCTACGCCCTGTCTATGGTAGATACATTCAAACAAGGAGGAAGTGATGACAAAGATTAAGACCCAAGGCAAGGGAGACTGGCACATAGTAGAACTCACGCCCGAGAAGGTGATGGAGATGGCTTCAACCATAGCCCTACAGATAAGTAAAGGCGAGAAGATAGACAACTGCTACTGGAACACAACCAAGGATGACCAATTCAGAATAGAGGTATGTAATGACAACTGAGGATAACGTGGTGGGATTTCACCCAAAGAATAAACTGGTAAACTTCTATGAGGTAGCAACCAAGGAAGGCAACGCAGTATGGGGCGGGGAAGATCCGCACAGTGCATACCAATGGCTACGCCAATCACCTATGGACTCACGTCTATTGGTCTCCTGCTGGGAGGCAGGGGAAGAGGATGCACGCCTTATCATTGAACCCATTGACATAACAAAGATTGTCCACGCAGTATTGGCGGGCACACAATGAGTTACTTTTTAGGTCTACTGCTGGTGATGTTGATAGCCTACGTTCTAATAGTATGGGAGGACAAGACAAATAATGGAGGCTGAGAATAAGAGAATGGTTGGTGCTGCTAAACAAGCAGTGCGCCAACGCAACTACAGAAGGGCAAGAGACCGTGCATTGATACGTCTTGCTCATCTATACCCTGATACCTATAAGCAACTGCTTGAAATGGAGAAGATTACAGATGAACGAGAAGGTAAAACGTGGCTTGACCTTGATGGTAATACTATCCCTGTTGTCGGTGTTCGTGTCCGCACAGCAGACGGGCGAGGTGCCCCTGTCCTCAAAGAAAACCTATCTAAAGGCACGGACGAAGGCGACAATGGAGGAGAAGCGTGAGAACAGGGCACTTACAGTTAGTTACGCAAGAGCACTCGGCTACAACAACCACCAGATCAAGTGTCTGCTCACCCTTTGGACCCGTGAATCCCGCTTCGACCACCTTGCTCGCCCAAAAAACTCTGCGGGCAAACCAAGAAGCACGGCTTACGGAATTGCTCAACTCCTTGGAGAGCGTAGTGGACAGCCTGAACTACAAATCCTTCACGGTATACGATACCTTGGTCATCGCTACGGAAAATCTGCGTGTCGCGCTCTCCAACATAGCAACAGACGAGGCTGGTACTGATACACTTTAAGTGCATCCTCCTTTCGGGCACAAAGAACCTCACCGCTACCCTTCCTGCGGTGGGGTTCTTTATTTGTCCGTAGAGTAGAAGCCTTTGCCCTTGAATGTAACAGGAGGAGAAGTCCACACACGTCTGAATTCATTGTGACAATTGGTACACATTATAGTCTCTTCAGGGTCAGTCATCTTGCGTTCTATCTGTCGCACATCACCACATCCTGGACATTCATAGTCATACATCATACGTAAGGCGACTCCCCTCCCATTAGGTTAAGTAATTTACGCAAAGCATTACCGCATCTTCGATCTGCAGTAGATACAGCACACTCAATGACCTCACTCAACTGTTGCAACGTATAGTTCTCGTGGTATCTAAGGCGCAGTATCTTCTTTTCATCTTCATCTAGTAATTCATAAGCCTTCTTGATATCAATAAGCGTAGCCAATAGGTTGCCACCCTCAGAAGGTGCAGAAGGTTTACGTGGTGTGCCATCATTGACTAGGTTCTGTGCCTGTTCAATGGCGGTATCATTGACAACGCTTGCGATAACATAAGGTAAGAGTTGTGCAATAGTAATAACATCATAAAAGGATTCATCATTGGTCTGATATCCAGATCGAGTAGCCTTCTCTTTGCGGGCATAGCGTTCAACAGCACGCTTCATCTGCCACCCTATGCGCCTTTGATTAGCAAGGCGAATGCTCTCACTTTCTTCTTCTAGTAACCCATTGAAGTACACAACACGTGTCATCAACCAAGCGTATGCTTCTTGCGTTAGGTCAGCACGGTCTACATACTTACGATAGCGACGGTGAACAAGGCTCACCACACTAGGCACAATGTCATTGAGTATTGGGTTGGGTTCAGTCACAGTCAGGTAGCACCAAATCTATAGTGTGTTGGATGTTAAGTAGTTTGATAGCAAGAAAGTCTATGTAATTACTGGCATCTGCTAACTCTTCAATGAGTTCTCTGATGGTATCTGAGGTAGTAAAAGACTCGAACTTCTGCCCCTTAGCGTGTGAGTACTGGTCGTGGCCTACACCCTTGACACGCATAGCACGCAGGGAAGCAAAGGATTCAATGAAGGATGTTAGGTCTTCAGTTGATACACCCAGTGCACGGTAGCCAGTAACTGCAGCGTGATCTATTAACGGATTGGCTGCGGGCGTATCAGTATGGTCTGACTCATCCTGTCTTGGTGCAAGATGTGAAAGCCCATATGCTGCAAAGTCTGTAGCATTATGACCCACTCGTTCTCGGTCATCACCATACATCACACACCTCCAAATAGTTTTAACGATTCTTCTTTGCCGTGTGCAAGGTAGTAATCGTTAATGTCCATTGATGCAGGCAATGATACTATGCGTGAGTTCAATACCTCTTGTGAGACACGGCGTGAGAACTCAGCACCAGGATTGGTGCCATCCTCCTTGATATCGTTATCACCTACAATGTAGACGGTATCGTATCCAGTAAATAACTTAGAGAAGTGTGGCTTCCAAGCCTGCACTCCAGGTACACCCACTGCAGGTATGTTTATCAAACCTGATACAACTACTGCATCTAACTCACCTTCACATATAACAATGGCACCTGAATCAATAGTTACATCAGCGACATTAAACAGGTGAGCCTTCTGTCCCGTAGGTGCACCATACTTAGGCTTGCCATCATCTAGCCTGCGAAACTTAACACCCACACACATACCTAACGCAGTCAGATAGGGGATAGAAAGCCAGCCCGCGTGATTTTCGTGACCATTAATAGGATCGGTGACTAGTCCTAATGAAAACTGCAGAGCAACGTCTTCAGATATCCCACGTCCTTCGAGATACTCCAGCGCCTTTGCGTCCAGGTTTTTGCTGTAGTGTGTGACCGCTTCCAGCAACGATTTCGATTGCTCTTTTGAGTGCATCCTTAAACTCCAAGTTCTCTATTATCCCGACAACATTTACTGCATTGCCACCCTTCCCACAGGTGTGACAAAAGAATAGGTTGTCATAAGTATTGATGACAGCACTACGTCTTTTATCTGGGTGGATACAGCACCTGACAGATGCTGACCTACCCTCTCTTACTTCCCCACCATAGTGGGTAACTATTAATCCTATGGGGATTGTGTTTGCATCAACGGGACCTTTGAATCTGCCCGCTTTACGTATCCTGGACCAGTCTTGTGTTGGCATACACACCCCTCGTACTCGCACTTATCGTGCCAGTTACCAGCACGTTTGTAATGGGTAAGAGTGTTCTCTTCCCCTGCCTTCATACAATTATCACAAATCATTTGAACTCCTTTAGTTCTGTTACTGGTACACGCCATCCACTGATGGTCATATCTCTATAGTTTTCAGTAGCATACTCTTCAGGATTACAGTAGCCATAGACTTCAACCTGTGAGTAATAATCTTCATCAAGAATCTTTGTGCCTACTAAGATCTTCCCGTTATCCTTACTCCAGAACGGAATAGAATCACGTGTGCGTACAGTACGTACCTCATAGTTGTTACCAACATCAGGTAGTTTGACACGGCGTGGGTGTAGTTCATTGGGATACCACGGTACGTTCCACGCAGTATCAGTCAATGATGCAACAGCCCACTCAGATACGTTGGCCCGCACATTAGCAAGAAGTTCGTGCTCTAAGTAGCCGTTCTTCTTACCTTCTGCATAGTTAGGTCTGTCTACAGAACCATACTTAGCGAGCCAACGCTCTGTTGCTAACAAGGTACAGACTCGTACCTCATCCTTGCTCAGTTGAACTATCATCTACTTCTTCTGGTACAACTTCTGGTACTAGTATCTCTGTCGTTGTTATTTCTCCGCCTGGTACTGGCATTATTGTTTCTCCTTTAGCCATTGAGTTAAGTCTTGGATTACCCAAGCCTGATCTATTGATGCGTTGCGACGCTTAACTATTACATATGACAGAGGAACTTCCCCAAGACCCCGTGCCTTTGCATAGTTAAGCGCCTCAACTTGCGCTTCTCTCCAGAACTCAGGCAGGGAAAGGGTCTGCCTGTTCTTGAGTTCAAGGATGTAGGTTTGTCCCGATATGATAACAACCATATCTCCCTCATCCTTTGCCCCAGCCTTAGTCAAACGCTCTGCCATAGCACCCGCATTGCGGAGCCACTTCATTACATCTGTCTCAAACTGAGAACCTTTACGTCCGTTCTTGTTAGCCATCAGTACACCGTCTGCATATTAGAGTGCAAGTATGCTCTGCCTTGTGCATCTTGGTCTCCTATCTGACACGCTGCAAAGTTAACAAATAGTGTAGCCCATTTAGAAGCATCTGCTGTGTGTGGACCAAAGCGGTTCTTGACTGCAGCCACACGCAACATACCCTGTGATGGGTCATAGCCTAGTGTAAGTATAAGAGCAGGTAACTGACTGACCTTACCGTGGATAGCACGGCGTGGAGGTGGCATTATCGGTGACCCATACTCTGATTGTTCTGATACGTGATGAAGTACTAAGACACAAGCCTCTGTCTTGCGTGCCATATCGTGCAACTCCATCATAATTGCACGTAGTCCTGCCCATTCATTGTCTGTTTCGGCTGCAACATTCATTAAGTTATCAATGATAATTAACTCAGGTGCTATGCCAAAGAGTTCAACGTAGGCTTTGATTTCTAATTCAATGTCATCGAGTGATGGACTTGAATCAAAGACCCATTGTATGTGCGACATTTTATTTAGGTGGTCAGCGTAGAAGTCATCTTTATATTCCATATTGGATTCAACTGTTAACTGTGTATGCCCTGAGATCTGCGCTGCTGAACGCATCAAGACTGTAGCAGTATCAGTATCGGCTGAAAAGAAAAGTGTTGGTACCTTTGCCCTAATTGCATAGACAAGAGCAAACATACTCTTACCAGCATTCGGTGCAGCAGCAACCATACATACTTGCCCTCGTCTAAACTTAATGGACTCACCAGCAAGGCCAGTCCATACATCAGGCAGGGGCACAGCCTTGATAGTGCTAGTGCTCAGTGCCCGCTTTAGATTAAGCAACTTCCCCATCCCCTCCAAGATTTATTCTGCGATCTCTTCTTGCTTGTAAGCGTTCGCGGTGTGCCAATCCACCCCATATGCCGAATGTTTCTTTGCGGATTCCCCACTCAGCACACTCAACTTTATGAATACAACGTTTACAAATTGACTTTGCATATTGACCATCAATGTAACTTACTGCTCCCTCTTCTCTTTCAGGGAACCAGAAGTCACCACCTATCTGTGCACATAACGGGTTCTCGTACTCACGAGGTTCCCGCATTTAATTATTTAAGAAAGATAGGTTCGCACTTATCTACCGCACCCTTTGGTGCAGCACACATCCACGCTCTCCAAGGTCCACGTGCTGAGGTTCCATTACGGAAAGCCATAGTGCCGTGCTTACAGGTAGGGGCCTGTCCTTCAACGACTACAGGAGCAGGTGCATTGAACTGCTGTGCAACTGATTCAACTGTTGGTGGTGCTGATACAACTGCTGGCAGTGCACGTAATGATCCATTGACAGAGTTAATCAATGAAGATAAGTCCTGAACACTAGCCAGTAATGTTTCTAGTTCACCTTGATTATCAGCATAAACATTAACAAGTATGCCATCCTTACCATAGTTTACTTGTATCTTTGTTGTTGCATTTGCAGCCATTTATTTTCCTCCAGTTTGTTTGATTGATAGTCGTTGTGATTCACTGCCAAACTTCTTAGGTACGAACCCAATAAGTTTTTCTACTTCTTCGCTGTCAATACTTTCACGACCTCGCACTGTTGTCCAACTGACTTCAATACCAGAATGTGTAGTACCTAGTAACCCTTCAAAAGAAGCCTTCAAAGAATCCTGATGCTTCTCTAACTCCTTGATTTGTCCTGCTAATTGTAGATACAGCAATGCATTCTTGTCAATGTCTGCATCTTCAATGACTATATCAGTCACTGGTGTATGTTCTTTTTTTATACCAACGCATCCCATCTCACCTGATGCATCATAGAACTTACAATAGAACTTGCAGTAA